ATCTTGAACCTTCCCATGAAGGAACTATGTTATTTTTTCCTTCAAAATTTAGCCATTGTGTTTATCCTTTTTATTTATCTAATAAAAAGAGGATTAGTATTTCAGGTAATATTTATTTAAACCCAGAGAAAATTACAGATGACGTTTAAAAAAAATAAATATGCAGTGATACGTTCAGCTGTGTCAAAAGATTTAGCAACCTTTATTGCAAACTATTTTTCTATGCAAAAACAAGTTTATGATACGTGTAAGACCACTAGATATTTTTCTCCTTTTGAAAGTATTATAGGCAGTTATGATGATGATCAAATTCCTAACACTTATTCTCAATATGGAAATATAGCTGCGGAAACGTTAATGTTAAAAATCCAACCTATTATGGAAAAGGCCACAGAATTAAAATTATATCCTGCTTATACTTATGCCAGAATTTATAAAAACGGAGATGTTCTTAAAAGACATAAGGATCGATTTAGCTGTGAAATCTCTACGACGATGAATCTTGGAGGAGATCCATGGGCACTTTATCTTGAACCTTCTGGTAAAGAAGGGATGAAAGGAATAAAAGTACATTTAAAACCAGGGGATATGTTAATTTACGAAGGGTGTGGATTAGAGCATTGGAGAGAGAAGTTTAAAGGTAAAGAATGTGTTCAAGCTTTTCTACATTATAATAATAAAAACACACCAGGAGCCAAGGAAAATATGTTTGACAAACGTCCACATTTAGGCTTGCCTGCTTGGTATAAAGGCTTTAAATTATCTAAATAATATAGTAGAATAATAGTTTGGCGGGAGATTCCACCACACCATCTCCTGCCTGATTATTATAAGGTTTTTATGCTACAAAAATTAAGGTTTCAACCAGGTTTCAATAAACAAGTCACAGCAACGGGCGGCGAAGGCCAATGGATTAGCGGTGATTATGTTAGATTTAGATATGGATCGCCTGAAAAAGTGGGTGGTTGGTCTCAATTAGGGGATGTCACTCTTACAGGAAGAAATACAGCCTTACACCATTTTGTTAATGCAAGTGGTATTAAATATGCAGCACTTGGAACTAATAGAATTTTGTATGTGTATTCTGGAGGAGCTTTTTATGATATAACTCCTCTTAAAAGTACATCAAATTTAACAAGTGCTTTTTCAACAACGCAAAGTGATGCAACTGTTACTATAACTTTTTCATCTGCTCATGGTATTTCTAAATATGATATTGTTTATTTAGATAATTTTTCATCTATTACTAATTCTAATTTTGACTCCGATGATTTTGATGATAAAACTTTTATGGTTACAACCGTTCCAAGTTCAACAACAATTACCGTTGAAATGGGATCAGTGGAATCTGGATCAGGAGCTAGTACTTCTGGTGGAATAAGAGTTAGACATTATTATAAAGTTGGACCTGCGTTAGAGGCATCAGCTGCTGGTTGGGGGCTAGGATTATGGGGTGGTCAAGTTACAGGTGAAGCAACCTCAACCCTAGATGGTGCATTAACTTCAGGGTCATCTAGTATTGTTCTTGATGATTCATCAGCTTTTCCAACTTCAGGAACAGTTTTAATAGACAGTGAACGTATTGTCTATACTTCAAACACCACAAGTACTAATACTATATCAGGATTAACAAGAGGGTCAGATAATACGACAGCTGCTTCTCATTCAGACGGAGCTACAATTTATGACGCATCAGACTATACGAAATGGGGCGCATCACAAACAGGTGACATTGTAACATCTCCTGGACTATGGTCCTTGGACAATTATGGAAATAAACTTATTGCAACAATTGCAGATGGTGCAACTTTTGAATGGGATTCAGATGCAACGGGAGCAACATCTACTAGAGCAACAATTGTTGCCAATGCACCAACAGCAGCAGTTCAAACTTTAGTATCTACACCCGATAGGCACTTAGTATTTTTTGGAACTGAAACAACTATTGGAACTACATCTACTCAGGATGATATGTATATTAGATGGTCGGATCAGGAGAGCATCAATGCTTCAACTTCATACGCGCCTTCAGCAATCAATACCGCTGGTACACAGAGACTGGCCGATGGAACACGGATCGTGGCAGCGATTAGAGGTCGGGATGCAATTTACGTATGGACTGATACATCTTTATTTATTATGAGATTCGTTGGTGCGCCTTTTACTTTCTCGTTTCAACAGGTTGGAACGAACTGTGGATTGATGGGAAAACATGCCGCTGTTGAGGTTGATGGTTCTGCTTACTGGATGTCAGAGAATGGTTTCTTTAGATATACTGGTAAACTAGAATCTTTAGCATGTTTAGTTGAGGACTATGTTTACGATGATATTAATACAGTTCCTAAAAACCATATTTATGCAGGATTAAATAATTTATTTGGTGAAGTAACTTGGTTTTATCCAGGTAGCACAGCTGCATCTAATAATAGATCGGTTACTTATAACTTTATGGATTCAACACCAGAGAGACCAGTATGGACTACAAGTTCATTGGCTCGATCTGCTTGGGCAGACTCAGCTGTATTTGGAAAACCACATGCAACAGAATATGATTCTGATGCAACCAGTGATGCAACCGTTGGCAATACTGATGGTGTTACAACTTACTATGAACATGAAACAGGACAAGATCAAATTAAAGCAGGAGCAAGAACTGGTGTTTCAGCAAGCATTCAATCAGGAGATTTTGATATATCTGTGGGCCAAGGTGGTGGAGCAGATTTAAGAGGTGATGGTGAATACATGATGAAAATTAGAAGAGTGCTTCCAGACTTTTTATCACAAACTGGAGATGCAAGAGTGACACTAAACTTGAAAAACTATCCAACAGATTCAGAAGCAAGTTCTTCACTTGGACCCTTTACATCTACGACAACAACGACTAAAATAGATACAAGAGCTAGGGCAAGAGCCATAGCTTTAAAAGTAGACAACACCAGTACCCAACAACACTGGAAACTTGGAACTTTTAGACTAGATATACAAGCAGATGGAAGAAGATAATGGCTAGAATTGTACAATCATTAACACAACCTTTAGAACAATACGATCAACAAATACAACAATCATTTGTTAGAGATGTTGATAGTATCGTGCAAAAATTAAACACATCCTTTCAACAGGATTTAAAAGATGAGGCGGAAGCGGAAGCTTTCTTTATGGCATAATGGCTAATACATTTGTAAACAAAAAGGTAGATTTAACTAGTACTGATGCAACGACACTGTATACAGTACCTACGGCAACAACAGCTGTTATTAAATCTATTCTGGTATCTGAAGATTCAGGTAATGCTGATACAATAACGATTACATTAACCGATACAGATAGCGCTGTTTTTAGCCTATTTAGGGTAAAAGCTATATCTGCTAATGGAACATCAGAATTACTTTCAGCACCATTAGTCGTCGCAGAGAGCGAAATTATAAAAGTAACCGCAGCAACGGCAAACAGATTACACGTAGTACTATCTGCGCTCGAAATCAAACCTAGAGTAGTTACATCATAGGCTTGATTTACTTGTGAAAAACAAGTAATATTATAAACCCAGGTGAAATTCCTGCCTTTAATAAATTAACATAAAATTATGGCTATAGATTACACAGGAATATCATCGTTAAACAAAAACGCACCAGAAATTAAATATACAGGTGGCGAAGGTCCTAGATCTCCAGAAGAAAATAGACAGATAGCTTTATCTATATTAGGTGAAGAAAATGGAAATATTGCAAGTGAATTATGGAATGGAATGTCTCCTCCAGAAAAAAATGAATGGGGAAGTATTGAAGGTTTCATACAAAGTGAGGATTTCAAAATCATATTAATGCAAACAAAACAAGAAGAGGGTGGCATACGAACAGCGTCTGCTGCTGATGATATGTTGCAAGATGAATACGACAAATACGTTTTTGAAATGCAAGAACAGGGACTTGAACCAATGTCCTTGGAACAATTTAGACAAGAAGCTGTAGCTGGTATGGCTAATGGTGGAATTGCAGACGTAGGTTTTAGTAGAGTTCAACCTTCTATAGATGGTTCAAGACCAGGATATGCTTTTGCAAACGTAAAACAAGATTTAGACAGACAAAAAGATGAAAATAGAGGACCACAAAACATAGACAGACAAGTATACTCTGCAATACAAACACAAAAACCTCCTGCTCCATTAAGAGGAGAAGGCCCAGATCAATTACCACCTCAACTAGGAGGACCATCTAGTAGACAACAAGCAGCAGCAATATTAGCTCAACAACCATCACGAAGAGGTGGATCACCAAATGTATTAAATCCACCAACACCACCAGAGTCATTAACAACTGGTGGAGGAGGAATACCTCAAGGAATAACAAATATTGATAGAGTTAAAAGAATGCTTAGTAGAGGAAGAGATATTCCATGGAGTAAATATTTATCATACCTTGATCCATTTACTTCTGCTGAGGCAGAAGAATTCGATGCTGAAGCAGTAATCAAGGCCCACAATGAAGAAGTTTTAGGTAAAGGTGATACAACTGGTACAACTACTGTGGGAGGTCAAGTCCCAGCAGATTTAGCTAATCCTGATGTGTTAATGGATATAGCAAGAGTTGGTGGATTAACAGATATAGAAAAAGGTAGTAAATTTAATCCTTTTAGTAAAGACAAAGAAGTATTACAACCTGGTGCAAAAAGGGTGATAGAGGACATACAAGGATTTAAGTATGATAATAAAATATCACCCAAAAACATTATAGAGTATTTTGGGGATGAAGAAAAATATAGAGGAATGGATTTAGAAACCCTTAAAAAAGTTTATAACATGGCACAAGTTACAGGTCAATCACCAGTTATGGCAGCAGAAGGCGGAATCGCGAGACTGGGATATGCTAATGGACAACTCGTTCAACCTGGACCAGGAAGACCTGGGTATCAAGGAGATCGTCCTCCAAGTGTTAGAGCTAGAGAACATGAAGAAAAACAAAAAGATGAAAATAGAGGAAAAGCTATGGTGGCAACACCAACGGAATCATACTCAAAAAAAACAAAAGAACTATTAAAAAAACAAAGAGAAGGTGCTCAACAGACTATTAAGCAGCAACAAAAAGAATATGAAAGAGGACCAGACAGCAGCCCTTATGCTAGGGCGGAAGCTAAGGCTAAAGCTAAAGCTAAAGCTGAAGAAGTTTCTTTCAAAGAAAAATTCAAACAAAAAAGCAGTGACTTTAGAAAAAGAGAATTAAGAAATTTATTTGATTATATTTATGGAGGAAGAAAACGTCAACTACCTGGTTGGAGTACATTAACTAGAAAACCACAATATGGTGAAGATTGGTACACTGATCCTGATTTATTTGATGAATTTAGTGCAGAGAGTTTAGGGCTTTCTGCTACAGACTTACAAAAGCTACAAGATATACAAAAAGCTCTTGGACAAGAGTACGTTGGACAAACAAAAAAATTTGCAGATGATGACCAACTTGCTTTTCAAGATTTTTATCCTAACATGAATAAAATACAACCAGGTGATGCTGGATATGTTGAAAGTAGCAGGGGCCCTGATCCATTATGGCAAAGACAAGGTCATCCTAGTGAAGCAGCATACTTAGCGGCACAAGGAACAGGAACAACAGCAGCACCATTAACACAACAAGCGGCAGCAGCGGGAACAAGTCCATTTCCTACAGGTCCTATTGATGCAAGTGGAATTACATCTACATATAATT